AGTTCTATATCGTTTAAATCATCTCTACGCTTGTCGCAGCCGCAGGATTCATAACCTAAATAGTCAGCTACCTTTTTAACAATCCATTTAATTCCAGTATAATTTGTAATCAGTTCTATAAAGTTTCCGAGTTTCATAATAGTAAATTTATTTTGTTTAACAATCTATTTTCTATTTCGTAAGTATCTGCTTTCATTTCAAAACAAGTACCATTATCTCTATTTCTTACATCTCCCTTTTTATAAAAAGATGATTTGTTTATTAATTCATCTTTAGTAACCCATCCACATATTTCTAAATTATTTGTTTTTTTATTCAAACTATTAAAAATATAAACATCACAATCAAAGTCCTTTTGAAATCCAATAAAATTATGTACAAAATAAGGTTTCATATTTACTGTTCTTCCCATTGTTTTAACATCAATCTTCTTGCCTTTATATTCTAAATCAAAACCTCCATCAAAACCATTTATATATTTATGCTTTAAACCAAAAATACTTTTTGTTAATATCTCCCCAATCAAACCTACAAACTGTTGTTCTTTGTTTCCATTTGCAGAATGTCTATTGCCCATATTATTTTCAGATAAATAATCCCAACATTCTAATTTCAAATTATAAGGTATATTTAAAATCATAATAAATCATCTTTTAATTTGTTCTTTACCTTGTTGTATGTATTGTAAAGAGAATAGTAACCAATCTTTGTTTCTCTGCTTAATTCAGCTACACTCTTTCCCTTTGCTATCAATTCAAATACTTTCTTGTCATACCAATAAACATCATCTACTGCTCTTAAATAACTATTTAAAAACGTTTCATATTGTTCCTCGTATTCCATAGGGTCAATTTCTTCAAACTGTTTGTCAATTTCATCTAAACTAACTTTTGTAATCTTCTTGTTACTTCTTAAAAAAGAAACATAAATACCTCTTAACTGTTTAAATATATAATAGTAGTTTACTTCTCCGTCTTCATACCAGATGTTCTTACCTTCTTTTTCATACCTAATCAAATAAATATACATCTCTTGCACTATGTCTTCTGAAATGTTTTTAGGACATCCAAAAGAATTGACTATGTTAATCCAAGTTTGATGTTTCTTTGCAGCTTGTTCGATTAAGTTTGACATTTTAAAATGGTATTTCTTTATGTTTTGGTTGGTTTGTTATGAAATCTTTTAATGGGTCATATATATTTCCCACTACGTAAGGCAATCCAAATCTATTTATACTAAAACTAAATGTATCAAAAGCATACCCTCTACTGATTTTGCATATTGCGGTAACATTATCTGGGTGTACTGTATTCGCCTCTAAACTAATTGCAGTTTCACATTTTTTATAAAGGAAGCTACCTAAATGCCCAGTCGCTTTATCTGTTCCGTAATTACTATGTATAACAGTAATTATATGACAATCATATTTAGCTGATAACTCCATTATTTTCTGTACACAAAGGTTTGATTCTTCTAAATTATTTACATCACTTACAAGGTCAGCAATACCATCTATCACTATAAGTCCATTGTTACCTTTGTTTTGTTCTAATATATATTCTATAAATTTAATTCTTGTTTTATAATTTATTGTTCTTAAAGCATATGTTTTATAACAACCTAAATCTGTTGTAGCTGCCATATCTTCTACTCTTTTAAAAACCCTTTGCGAGTGCCAATGACCTTGCTCTGTATCAAAATGAATTAAACACCTACCTTCTCTATGTCCTTTTATATCTCCCCCAAAATTATTCTGCCCACTTAAATAAACACTTGCTAATAATGATATAAAAAATGTTTTCTTTGTTTTTGGTGGTGCTTGTACAAAACTAAAATTTCCATACGTTCCTATTGCTATTGGTATATTTATATCTCCGTTTTTTGTTTGTATTGTTTTTTCTCCTAAACTTATAGCAGTTGGTGGGTATTCTAAAATATCATCAGTTGATACACTACACTCCTGTTCTATAAGTTCCATTTCCATATTCTCTATGGTCTTTTCTTCTGTAATCTGTTCTGTCATTTAATTTATTTTGTGTCATTAATTTTTGTCTAATATATAAAAAAAAAGGGGAGTAATAAAACCCCCCTATAATTTTAAAATGGTAAGTCGCTAACAACTTCCTCTTGTAACGCTTCTTTTACTTCTTTTTCAGCGTTTACAATACAACCATTATTCCAAACAACTTTCCCATTTCCAACGTAGCTTCTTTGTTTTTTAGCTTCGTTTTCTTCTTTGGTTTGACTTACATAAATTGAAGCGTTATTACCGAACCTTGTTTCGTCATTTACTGACATTGTAAGGTTTAAATAAACTGCTCCATCTTTTCCTGCTACAAATTTTTCCTTTGGTAATTTGTCTACTCTGATACTGTAATTGATAATTGCACTCATAATACTTCTATTTTAATTTAGGTTAATATACTACTTTTTAAATGACTCTGATTCATCTTCTCCAAATACTCCAAGTTCATAGAACCCAGTTAATTTAAGAACTGCTCTTGACATTGCTCTTTTCTCTGCCATTTCAGCAACGTACCAAGAGTTTGTATTTCCATCTTTGTATCCCTCTCCTTTTAATGCAGAGCCAAATGTTTCTATTTTCTTACCATCTTTTTCAGCACTTGCTTTAAATACTGAAAAGTTAGGTTCACATCTTATTACTTCATAAGTAACACTCATTTGCTCTACTGCTTGTATTTTATCAATACCTTGTCTTGTAATAATAACATAGTGCTGATGCTTAAATACATCATCTTTTGTTAATCCGTACTTTTTGTACAACTCAATTAATTTGTCTTTGTTCATCTTTCTATTGTTTTAAAATTTATTTGTTTACTAATTTCTAACTGTGCTTCTAAAAAAGCCACTCTATTTTCTAAAGCTTCTATCCTATTGTGTAGGTACTGTTCAAAATTTTCTGTCATAATGTTTACTCTTTTAATGTCTTCTCTGTGTGTCATAAGTTATTGTTTTTCAAATATATAAAAATTTATTTAATTAATCATCTATTTTTACGTTTAATCCTAAATAGTTTCTTGTTCCTCTTTTTGGTTTTTTAACTTGGTAGTTAATTCTTATATCAGTTAAATTACTATCTTCTTTTAAATGATACTCTATTTGTTTTTTTAGCTTTTCCCAAGCTTCTGTACTTATCATAATTTATTACTTTTTGAATTGTTGTTTTCATCTTCTTTATCTATTTTTTTATTTCTACAAATGCAGTAAATATGTCCAGTTTATTCATTAAAAAACTGGACATTTTAGTTTGTTTTTACTATCGTTATCTATTGTTTTTATCTTTAATGTTAGTATTTCTACTCATAAAATTCTTCTATTGTTAATTGATGAAACCCCATCCCTGTTAAAAGGTCAGTCCATAGTGTATGTAGTTCTTCTAAAGTAACATCTGAATGGTCTACTTCAATAGAAAACTTTTTGTCATAATGTTTAATTGATAATATTAATGGTTCATTCATTTCTAATTGTTTTATTGATTCTTTGTATTCTGTTTCTGAATTTATTTTTGCCATAATGTTTTTTTTTAATATTCTTCAAATAATTCATAAGGACTTACATCCGTATTAAATACTAAATTCAAATTCATAACAGTACTGTATAATAAATAATGTACATATTGAACTCGTTCTAAATCTTCTACAACTGACTGAACTAATGCAGGATATTTTACATTTTCTTTTTCTAAAATTTCTTTGTAATGTGGTTTTAATCTGTCTATTAATCTCATAATATTTTGTCTTTAATAATTAGCTTAATTACTAACTATGCAACAAATATAAAACAAATATTTTAATTACCAACAATAAATGTTAATTATTTTTAAATAAGTACAAAAAAAAGGATTACTAATTAAAGTAACCCTTTTAAAAAAAAGACAAAAAATTGAGAAAAGTAAATCCTTAATGACATTCAAATATAGTCATAATAATTGATATATATATTATAAGTTATCAACTTTATGTTTATAAAACTCAATCAGTTCTAATAATTCTATATCTGTAAATTTTTGTATTTGTCTGCTTTTAATAAGTAATTCATTTGCTTTTTCTTCTCCTAAATATTTAGCAAATAGATATTGTTCTCCGTACCTGTAAACGTTACAACCCATACACTGAACCTCTACGTTATCTTTATCCCATCGAGTAGAATAATGCTTCCTACTCATAAAATGTCCTGCTTGTAAGTTTTTCCAGTGGTCTTGTTTACCACAAGTAACACATTCAGCTATATCATTTTTAGCATATCTTCTACGTATGTAAATACTAAAGATTGCATCTAACTTTTTAACTATTGTTTTTCTACTTGCTTTACGTGGCATTAATGACCTATTCCATTATCAATAGTTTCTATGATGTGTCTAAATACACTACGTTCCT